GTTTGGTAGTTTTTTAGCAAATATTGGCAGTGGACTGGGGAAATATTTTGGCGGTGGCATATTGTCAACCATAGGTAGGTATGGGGGACGATTATTAGGTGATTATCTTGATAGTCAATGGCTTCATCGAACAAAAACTGTTCATAGATTTACCAACGTGAAAGATAGTTTTTCTATATGCACCGCGAAATATGGCTTACCTATTCCTTTAGTATTTGGTCGCATGAGAGTTCCAGGCCAAATTATTTGGGCTGATCGAATCACTGAAAAGCGTTATACCTCAAGCACTTATAGTCACTTTAAGAATAAACATCTAACAATAGAACGTCAAACAACAGAACTTGAATATTTTGCCAGCTTTGCCATGGCGATTTGTGAAGGCGAGATTTTAGATATTGGCAGAGTATGGCATAGCGATGAATTACTCGATCTTAGCAGATATAATTTTAGGCTGTATAAAGGAGATGAAGAACAACTTCCTGATCCATTGATATCAGCTAAGTCTAAGGAACCACCGCCAGCTTATAGAGGAGTTGCTTATATTGTTTTTGACAAACTCCCACTTGCTGATTTTAGTGATAATATCCCTAGTTTTACATTCGAGGTCACAAGAAAAGCTAATGTAACACAAGATGCCTCCGTTGAAGATCTAGTGAAATCTATCGTTATGATTCCTGGATCTGGGGAATATGTATATGATACCAAAATTCAACAAAAATCTGTAGTTACGCCCTTTGGTGCAGTTATAGATACCATAAAAATCAATTCCCATAATCATTACAATATAGCAAATAGTGTCTATAGCCTTAATCAATTACAAATGACTTGTCAAAATATTCAATGGGTTTCTCCTGTTGTATGTTGGTTTGGCAATAGCTTAGACGCTAGGGAATGCGTTATTAAACCAGCTATTGAGTTTAAAGAAAATGATTTGAGATATTCTGAAGAATGGATAGTAGGGAAATATAATCGAAACACTGCCTATGAAATAACCAAAGATGAACACCAAAACCCTATCTATGGAGGCAGTGTCAATGATGCAAGTGTCGTTAGATATTTGATTGAGCTTAAATCAAGGAAATTAAAGATTATGTTTAACCCTATGTTTTTTTCTTGATGTTCATCAAAAACCCTGGCGTGGCAGATTAACATGCAAAGCCCAATATATTATAAATTTTTTCGAGAGAGAGCATGGTTACAATGACTTTATTATACATTATGCAAATCTAGTAAAAGATCACGTAGACTCATTTATCATTGGTTCAGAGCTTATCGGACTAACAAAAGTCAAGGTTGATAATGTATTTCCGGCAGTTGATGAATTAATAAAACTAGCACAAAAAGTAAAGCAAATTGTTGGACCTCACGTTTTTGTCTCTTACGCAGCAGATTGGTCAGAATATCATCACACTGAAGGTGGATGGTTTAACCTTGATCCGCTATGGGCTTCTAAAGATATTGATTTTATTGGTATTGATGCATATTTCCCCGTTACTGAATCTGTATTATCTGCCATTACTCCTGAAGAAATTGCCCTTGGGTGGACAAAAGGCGAAGGATATGACTATTACTTAGATAACATAGATCGCAACATAAAACATCCGTTAAAAAAGGCATATGCATGGAAAAATTTACGATACTGGTGGGAGAATATTCATAAAAATCCTAATCAAATAGTTACGGCTTGGATACCCCGCTCAAAGCCTATTTGGTTCACTGAATTTGGTTTTCCATCAATTGATAAAGCACCTAATCAACCAAACGTGTTCTTTGATCCAAAATGTATTGATGGTGGTGTGCCACACTATTCCAATGGAGAGATTGATTTTTCTATCCAAAGAAGGGCTATTCGTGCTTTTTTAGAATATTGGAATACACAAGAATATATCGAGCAAATGTTTCTATGGACTTGGGATGCAAGGCCGTACCCAACATGGCCTCATATGAATGTCTGGAGGGATGGACATTTATGGGAAAAGGGACACTGGGTAAATAATAAATTTGGCTCATGTAGCGTTGCATCTATCATTCTTGAAATATCAAAAAAATGCGGCATTGATACTAATCGTGTTGAGGTAGCTTCTGTAGATCAACCAGTAGAAGGACTTTTGCTCAGTAATCGCATTACAGCTATTGATGCAATCAACACTCTACGTGCATCATATTTCTTTGATATTAACGCTAATGACCGCGATATAATAGCTTTTGTAAGCCGAATTTATGGAAAAGAAATTCTTGTTGACTCTGCTCAATTCTTAAAACTATCAAATAATTCTTACATTGAAGAAATAGAAATACCTAAAAACATAACACTAGGAGAAATAGATTTATATTTCATTAATCAAGATGATAATTATAATATCGCATACAAATATACAAACAATGAAACTAACTCTTATTCCAATAAGATAACACTTCGCTTACCTATTGCAATGACAGAAGCAGAAGCTCAGAGAATTTGCCAAATGCTTATAAGTAATGCTTATTATGAAGATAGAGTACTAAAATTTGTCTTAAACTACTCTGAATTAAAATTAAAACCTAGCGACTTTATTATATTTATCTATCAGGACCAAAGATATTTTGTAAGGATAATTAGTATAGTTTTACAGAATTTACAAATGGTAGTTACTTGCATTGTTGATAATAAAAATTCCTACTCAAGCATACCTTTTGCAAAAAATAAATTAGATACTGAATTTAAAGAAACTAAAGAAATAAAATTAATTATCCTTGATACTCCCTTTTCTTTAAGTGGCTCTAATATACCGGAGCTGTATGCATATTTCCAAGGCGGCTCAAACATTCCTCTATATGTAAAATTAAGCAAGGATATCAATGCTAGCTGGAGCAGAGTAACTAACATATTACCATCAAATTCGATCGGTACAGTCGTAAGCTTTCAGCAAATATCAGCCGCCAATATCTTTCACATTGACGAGGAAAATTTCGTGCTAGTTAGAGCTAATGATCTTGATATATCAAACTCAAATAATTCCAGTTATGCAATGGTTGGTAATGAATTGATCTGCTTTAAATATATAGAGAAGATACAGGTTAATTTATATAAAATATCTTGTTTAACGCGCGGGGTAATGGGAACCGAACAATATATAACGGCACATAATTCTGAAGAAAATTTTATTTTATTAAATTCTGACATGAGCATAATTCCGATATCAGAAAAATTACAAAATCAGTCTATAGATTTTAAATGCTGAGATTATGAAACTTCTATTCTTTATCAGAACAAAGCACAGCAACCTCTTTCTCCTTATATCACTAAACAGGAATTAGTAGATAATAATTTATTCTTAAGTTGGGTGCCACGCGAAAAAGATGATGGGAATTGGCAATTCTTATCTACAACAAAACCTTATAAATTTACTATTACCGTTACCGTTGGAGAACAAAATATTATCCTCACTACTGATTTATGCGAAATTACTATAGATATAAAATCGCTTGATATTAGTGCCGGATATAAAATTGCTATTATTTCTATAGCTTCTTAACTTAATCAGAGAATAATATGAAAACTACAAATTTTTCTATGGATCTAATGATTCCATCACAATTAAATAAAGATATTACCTTTAATGAAGCTTTGTTAAAAATTGATAGCTTCATGGGTCTCAGTGTAATTAATTTTATTGATCACAAACCAGAGCAATTAAAAAAGGGAGAGAAATTTATTATCTCAAATGGAGAACATAAAAACAAAATATGCTACCAACCCATTGAATCCAAGACAATACTTTTACATGAGCCAAAGGCTGGAATGGTTGTGTTTGTTATAGAGAGCAGTTTTTTTCTTATATTTACTAATGATGAGTGGAAGAAAATAGCCATATCTGGCACAAAACTAAATGAGTTAGAGGGCCAAGATAAATTTATTAGTATTAGTCAAAAATTTTTACTTTCTGCAAGACAATCTCTTCATTGTTTATATCTAGATTCCGATACTGAGATCACTGTTGAAAAAAAAATGCTGTCCGAAATTTCTGTCATTATAAAACAATCGTTCAATAATTCGTTCAATATCAAGTGGCCACCAAATATTCTTTGGGAAAATAAACAGCCTCACACCATGAGTAAATATCAAAATTCAATGGATTTAATTAAACTATATCAGCTCCCAGAGAGTCAACATATGCTTGGCAAGATTATTGCTCAAAATTTCAATTACTAAAGGTAAATTTAATGATTACATTACTTGCATCGATTGCCGGCTTCATTAGCTCAATCATCCCAGAACTTATTAAATATTCTAAAGACGTAAATGATAAAAAACACGAACTTAGCATTCTTGATAGACAAATAGAATACAATAAAGCAAATGCCTCTAGAACATTAGAGGAAATACACATTTCTCGAGAAATTGCAGAACAAGCTTCTTTATATTCAAGCTATAAAACAGATATTAGATGGGTAGATATGCTAAATGGTTCCGTAAGGCCAGTGCTTGCATACAGCTTCTTCTTTATGTATATGACAGTAAAATATTTGCAATATAAAGCAATAATAGCTTCAGCTCACATTATTGAATATTTAGAAGTATTATGGAACATCGACGATCAAGCAATTTTTGCGGGGGTGATTAGTTTTTACTATGGCCAAAGAACTTTCAGGAATTTCTGGAAAAATAAATATGGTGAATTTAAATAAAAATATGCATAGATTTACAAATACTAAAGGTATTGAATTAATAAAACATTTTGAGGGTTTTAAAGCAGAATCCTATATTTGCGCAGGAGGTCATTTAACCATCGGCTATGGGCACAAAATCCAGGCTGAAGAAAAATTTAGAACTATATCTTTGAATGAAGCAGAGAATATTCTTATGAAAGATTTACTTTGTACAGAGAGAATAGTAATAAAATACATCGATACGTTATTACACGATAATCAATTTGCTGCCTTAGTTTCTTTTACGTTCAACATGGGCAATGCAGCATTGCAGCGCTCAATTCTTAGACAAAAAGTTAACTATGGTCTAAATAAAGAAGCTGGAAGAGAATTCTTAAGATGGGTGTATGCTGGCGGCAAAAGACGACACGGCTTATCACTACGACGATCAGCTGAAAGGAATTTATTCTTGTCAGAGGTTTAGCCTCTGACAATTATTCCTTCTTGAGTATAGCAAAAATAAGAAGTTACGCAAGAGTGAGGAGGAGAATAGTTGGTTAATCCCAAGATGATTTTATTCATCAAACATTCAACTTGACATAAAACAACCCATGGTTTAAATATGTACCCTA